CTAAGATTTGTGTAGAAGATGATGTTGTGTAGTCATCTACTTTGCATACAATGGTTGGAACAACATTGTATGGAGAATCTACGATTTTTACATCTAATTTTGCCATTTTATTTATTACTTAATTTATTATATTTTTCAGGAGTAATTCCTCTTCTTTTAAGAAATGCAATATCCCTGTCTGATAAATTATCTGGATATCCTGTTTCTTGAAAGGCTTTTGCTGCAGAACTTCCGATACCACCTGAAACAGTTTTGTTTGCCTTTAAAGCTTCTTTTAATTCTCTATTTTCGCGAACTAGATTATTACGATTAGCTAAGGCACGAGCACTCAAAAGATCTATTTCAATTGATTCTTTGTCTAAACCACTTTTATTAATAGAATTTTGGTAGTGGTGCTTAATTAAGTCTTGCTCATCTTTATTGCTTGTCATTTTAGCAATTTCAGAGTCAATTTCTTTTTGAGTTAATTCTGTTTTAAAAGAATTTAGCTCTTCTTTAATAACACCTCTAACTTCTTCTTTAATATCATCGTCTAATACTTCATAATCAAAGTCATCATCTTTCTTATTCTTTTTCAAGTTAAGTATTGTATGCTCTGCTTGTCCTAATTGCTTTTCTTTTTTAGCAAGTAGTTCTTTGGCTTTTTCAAGCTCTGACTTAAAGTCAATTTCCTGCGGTGCAACAGGTTTATTAACACCTTCATTTTCAGCTGGAGCTGGCTGATTATTTAACTCCTTTTCATTTGTTTCCATATATTTTAACTATGTTATGCCCATAGCTGGCTTAGTTTTTAATTTAAGTCTTTTTTGACTTATAGCGAGGCTAGTAGAACCAACGTTCAAGAAAACTTTAAAAATTGAAATATTGTTTCTAGCCCCAATATAAAACAAAAAAAGCAGGCAATTTGCCTGCTCTTGTTGAGTTTAGATATAGCTTTTACCAATTAAATTGTACACTTATATTATACCTTGTTCTAGTATTAATGTCAATGCTTTTAGACCCTGTAAGCTATATTATGCACTTCTATTTTCCTTATCTTTCCATTATCGTCCTTGTGAATTGTCATGTTGCCATTTCTGAATCTAAAAAAACCATTGTTATTTAGTATTTCAAACTCTGTCTGATGCTTTCTAAAGAGTGTAAACATCTCTATCTCGTATTCTGTTAATTCGATTTTATATTTTTCTGCTGTATCCATGTTTTATAATCTTCTAGTAATTGGTTTTTCCTTTTTCTTAAAGATGCAATTAAATATAGTGAGGCTCTTGAAAAAATAAGATCTTCTTCGTTTGTTGATTTATAGAATAGTGCCTCTTGTGCCTTGTATTCCATTTCATTTAAAAGGTAGTTATATCCATCATTGTTATCTAATAGCTGAAGTGTTTTAATCATGTTATCAACTTCACCCTTGCTCATCTTATTTCCTTTGTATATAAAGTCTTGTTTATCAAATCTAATAATATCGTCTTCATTAAAGCCTTTAAATAAGTGTTTTATGGCTAAATTTAATATCTTATGCTTTATATTTCTCATATGCTAGTTTATCTCCTTGAGTTTCAATTATGTTTTTAAAGCTAAGCAAGCAAGAATAAGTTAATTCAATTGATGAATTACCATCTGATATAGTGATAATATAATCGTCTTTTAATTCTTTATTTATCTTGAGGTTGATTTTCTTCATCTTCTTTTATGGTTATCTCTAAATCTTTAAACTTCTTATTAAACTTTTCCATTTCCATTTTGCCTTCTATTGCTTGCAAAAACTCATCTAACACACTCTCTGCAATTACAATTGGCAAGTTTTCAATGGCTTTTAAGATGTCATTATGGCATTTGTCATATTCTGTCTTCTCTTCTTCTTTTAAAACAGTAATACCAAGTGTTTTTACCTTTTTAGATCTTAATTTATAGAACTCTTGTTGTAAGGCATTTCTAAAGACTTGAGCATTTCGCTCTACTTGCTTTACTGTGAAGATGTCTTTGTTAAATATTTTTAAGAGTTTTCTTGAAGCATCTTTTTTCTGCTTAATTAATTCCTTGTCTTTTTCTGTTAGTTCTGATGTCATAGTTTTTGAAGTTCACTTATTATAGCTTGTTTTGTTTTATATATACTTGTATTAACGCCTTTTTCTTTGGCATACTTTTTTAATTGCATGAAATTGCTAGGAATTAAGCCCTCATCTTCGTTTTGAGGGGCTTTAACCTCTTGTTTGATGTTTGGGTTATCTCTTACAAAAATATCATACTCTGCCTTTTCTACAGTCTTAGAAAAGAGATCAAACACATCTTCTGCCTTTGATTTAGTGTATTCTTGCATTGATTCAACTGTAAAAGCTTGATCAATATCAGCTTGTATTCTGCCATCAGACAAGACTATACCGTCCATGACACATGAATCTTGAGACTTTTTTACATTTAAAGCATTGGTTAACTCTGCTCTTACTTGCCAGCTTAAGTTAAGCCAGTATTGAAGTGGTATTGTTGGTTTTATCATAAAGTTTTATTACTCATTTTTATATCTTTTTTTGCTAATTGATCGACCATTGGGGTTGTCTGAGCTTCTCCTATGCCTGCTTGCATGGCTAGTGGCTCATCTTTGATATAATCATCAACTCTGTCTTTAGACTGCTCGTATGAGCCTAATAAGAAGTCTTTTGTGATTGCTTCTTGATCTAAAATAGGGTTTTGTATTGCTCTATCGTATAATTCTAAATTAAAGGCTCTTTTTAAAGCTTCTGATTTAACTAATGTGCTGTCATAATCTACTTTAAATAAGAACTTTCTGTTTCTAAATATTCCAGGAAGTATTTTTGTTATTTCCTTGTCTGAATCTAATCCTCCTTCTTCATCTAATAGGCTAAATGATCTTCTTTCTAATTCTTCTTCTGTCATCTCTTCTGGTATTGAGTTATCAAATTCAAGAATCTGTGTCTTTCTTTTTCCTTTAATAACCTTGTCTAAATTAAATTTCTTAAATACAAGCTCATCTTTACCTGATATTTCTTTCATTTCTCCAATAGTTAAGTATTGTAAAATGTCTGTTCCGATGAGCAAGCCTAAATCTCTTACAAGCTGTCCTATCATTTTACCAAAAAAGCCTAGCATCACTTGTGCATTCTCTTCTAGTTTGCTTATTTCGTACGCTGTTTGAGATCCTTTAGCTGATATTCCTTGCTGTTGAACTGATGATGATGATTCAGTTAAGTTTCGCTCTACTTCTATTTTAGTATTATAAGCTGCTGTTAAGTTAGATCCTACATTAATTGGAGTTATCTTGTCTTCAATTCCCATTACAGTTACTTTTCCTGGAGCAACAATTGATGAATCAAATCCATCTTTAGATGAAACTGCAAGAGGTTTCCATACATCTAAATAAGTTCCATCAACAATCATTTTATATAATTGATCAATAACTTCTTGCTCTGGCTTTAACTTGTTTGCTAAACTCTTTCCATAAAAGAATCTTCCATCTGGACTTATTGGCTCATATATTGTTTTAGCAAAAGGATACATCTTGTCTTGTCTTGGATTTGGATTGTCATAACTATCCATTAAAACACCATTAACAAAAGTTAGTTTTAGATCTTCAGCAGCATTATAATAAACAACTTGCTCTGCTAGTCTTGCTTGCATTGATTCATTGTAAGCCTCGTAAAATGTATCATTTGTACTGTTATATAATACTTGTATTCCTGGCTGAATAAACTTAAAATTTGGCTTATCGCTAAACTTTCTTTTAGCTAAATTATATGAAATTACTTTTCTCCAAATTAAAAAGCCTTGTCTTTGAATATCTTTTTCATAAATGTTTTCAATTAAAAGTTCATCATTTGGAACAATTGTTTGAATAAATCCTGATAAAACTTCATCTAAGATTCTTTGTTTTTCATATCCTCCTGTTTCTTTTACAACTTTAATTGTTCTAAATGTTTGTACAAACTCTTCGTGAATAATAACTGCTGGATTAACACAAGCTGATATAACTGCGTACAAAAATGTTAAAGAATAGTTTGAGTTATCAATTACCCATTCAAGTAAGTCCCTCATGGCTTTTGAAGCTTCTTTGTCTTCTTCTTGTCTATCGTTTTGAGCGTATATATTAGGGTATAAAATTGAGCCTGTTAAATGAGCTACAATTGAAATAATCTTGTTTCTTGATGCAGGAGATACTGCATTGCTTGTCCAGGAATAATCTGGATCAATACTTTTTGGCTTTTGATATGTATTAAAAAGCTTTTGATTTTGATTTAATTCACCTAAAAGAGATCTATTGTTAAACTCTTCAAAAGGCTTTGTTAGGTTTTCATAGCCAGTTTCATAGTCAGACAAAACCATTTTGTGAACTTCTCTTGTTTTCTTATTTGGTCTATAAGTTGAAGGCTTTGCCTTTTTCTCATTTTCTTTTGTTAAATATTCCATGTTTAATATAATTGTTTATAATCTGGTCTGAAAGTTTTCGGTTTGTTAGTTTTTGTTTGCTCTAATACTTGGCTTATATATGCTAATGAATCTATTCTATCATCGTGTTTTCCAAAAGGGAATACAAGTAATTGTTCTTCTAAAGGGTTTTCAATTCCACCTTGCCTGTGTCTTATAACTCCATTCTCATAAAATGGAACTAATCCTTTTATTCTTAATTCTTTTCTGTTAATTGCTTTTAACTCTACTACTTCAAAGTATTCACTTCTTTTGCTCATCTCTTCATTAATAAAGTACATTAAGGCTTTTTGGTAAGCGACTGATTCAACTCCTGCTCTTATAAAGTTATGTTTGTACTTTCCTTTTAAATAAAATAGATAATCAATAACTTGTCTTGGGTTTATCTTTCCTGTATTGTCTTCTAAAATATATATTTCTGGACTATTAGCTTCTTTTCCAACTACATATATTGAAGTATCATCTGATGTTTCTGTATCTTCAATTGCTAGATCAACCATTGCATAGACTTCTAGGTTCTTATGTTGTATTTCATCAGAACTGTAATACCTGAACCATTCTCTTTTAAATGATTGATTCTCTTCATTAACTGGATTTTGCTGATAGAGCGAATTAAAGTCATATACGCCTATCTGCTTTTTAGTTGATAAAACGTTTTCCATGTTAAACCTATTTGGCCATAATAGTTCTCCTTGCTTTCTTTTGTATATCTTTCCTTTTATATCCCACTCTTCATCTTCTTCTGCTATTTCAGGTAAACTTAATACCGTCCATTCTTTGTCTTCGTCCATCTCTTGTATTCTGCCTGCTAAATCATCTAAATGCCATCTTGTTTGAATAAGTATTACTGCTCCATCTGGACTTAAACGAGTAAAAGCAGTTGATGTAAACCATTCCCAAGTCTTGTTTCTCATTGTTTCTGAATTAGCATCTTCTCTGTTTTTAACTGGATCATCAATTAAAAGTAAGTTTGCTCCTCTTCCTGTAATGGCTGAACCAACTCCAGTTGAGATGTAACTTCCGTTCTTGTCTGTTAGCCATTTATTCTTAGCCTGAGAGTCTTCTCTTAATTTAAGTTCTGGAAATATCTGTTTATATGGTATGTCTTTTACTAAGTCTCTTGTCTTTTGTCCAAAGTCAGATGCTAGATCTCCTGAATAAGATGAGGTAATTATTTCTTTATCTAGGTTTCTTCCTAAATACCATGCTGGAAAGTTAATTGATGATAACTGTGATTTTCCTCTTCTTGGAGGCATCTGAATTATCAATCTCTTTATTTCCCCTCTTTCTACTTTCTCAAGGTAATCTGCAATTAAAAGATGATGCCAGTTAGGTTTATATCTTGGGTCTGTT